GCCTGATGTACACGCCAGAAGACAATTCGTCAACCAGCCTTATTCTGTTAAGGAAACCCCCGATAACGGTAACCCACACAATGATAGGGCTCGTCTCCGATCAGCTGCAAACAAGTTCTGCGATTTTTTTGCTTCACACTTCCAGCGCAAAATCTTCTCAATCTCATGCTCTTCCAATGAGACAAGCACGCACAGACATACCCGTATACACTACACCATTAAGGATTTATCCATGCAACACACTTCAACACCTGTTGTAGACACCGATATTCTGAAAATGACTGATGTAGATTACTACGGCGACTCTCTCACACGTGCTCTCTCCACTGGAATGCCACTACTCTTGTACACCTTCACCCCGGAGACAGCGGGCCATACTGATGGCACCTCTGGCCATTACTTCAACCGTGATGGCACTGTAACCGAGTACGTAGACAATGGCTCCTACACCCACTACTTGTGGAATCTGGAAGAAGAGACGGCTGTAGTCCCATACACTGGCGGCTACCGCTTGTACAAGATTGCCAAACGGAAAATTTCACCAGACCGCACCTTAGTCCTTTTCTCACCAATCGGCACATTCACTGGCTTAATACCCATTGCAATGCGCTTGTTGAACATCGTTCCATTAGACGGAGTTAGATTACAAAGATTTAATCCTGTCAACAACACCAGCGTCGCTTTCGTAGTAAGAGGCACCAAGAACGAAGAAAAGATCACTATTGGCACTGTCGGAGTACCACACTCTGCCACGTTTAGCATTGAGAAAGTACCCTTCATGGAGAAATTGTTTTCCACACCTGGAATGTCATTCGGATTTGCGCAGAACAATGTACGCACAGTGTTAGGCTTGGACATAGACACTACACCACATATTGAAAACTACTTCACTCAAAAACGAGGCAGACCACCAATAACGTCACACCCGTTAGCAGTTGAATATGTATGGGAAGCGCCTAAGATCCATGAAACTGTCAATAGCTCAATGCGCCTAATCGACGGATTACACTTGACCGGACCAAATGTCCCGTGTATTCCTAAGAAATGTAAGACCAACCTCAAAGCGGCCTACAATGAACGTACCGTCAAGGTCCGTCCGGACGTCTCCAACATCTCTCCATTCGTCTCACAATGCATGGATGAATTCATGGAACGTCTGTTGCCGACACCGCATTGTGGTCTTCCAGTCGATTACTCCGAGTGCCTAGACCGTCAAAGGAATGTTAAGAAAAAGGACTTCCTCTCGGCCATGGCAAACGCGCAGGTTTTTGAGAGCTTTAGACAGCTGTACCGAGTGAAACCATTCATGAAAAGTGAAGCATACCCTTCCATCAAAGCCCCGCGCGAAATCCGCGACTACGCTCCTGAGGAACGACCAGCC